AAGAAGTCAAGTGTTTGCAGATAGCCATTGATGAGCTTGTTCATCACTGGCAGATACTGACGAATGATCTTAGTCTTAATGCCGGTATCCTTGAGCATCTCGGACATCGCTTGGTTGTAAGCGCCTTGCTCATATGCACCCGACTTATCAGCAGCCAGTTTGTCGCGTAACTGTATCAGATCGTCTAGTTTCTTTTCCGCCTCATCTAGCGAGGAATCCTGCTTGTTCGCAGTTTCTTTTTCAAGATCTCGGATCAAACGCTGCAAACGATTGATCGATGAATTATTAGCGCGAATAGAATGCTGTAGATTAACGATTAAGTCGGCTGACTTTTGAATCTCTGCAAGCGATTCATCTACACGCTTGAGTTCATCGGTAAGTTTGTTCTGTCCCTCGAGCAACTCGCGCGATGATTCTTTGCACTTATGAATCTTCTCATTTTTAAATGATGGAACTAATTGCTGAGAACAAGTCGGACAGCTATCATTCTCCTCGTAGAACTTAGCTTCCTTCACGATCCGCTGAATGTTCGACTTGATCTGTGTCTGATAAGCCATCAGTTGTTCGCGTTTCTCAGTTAACTTCTTTGTAGACTGCTGAGGAATAGAATCGATTTGCTTTTGCAGATCTGTATTCTGTTCCATCAGTCCATCGATCTCGTCCTGATATTCTTTGATCTTGTCAAGAGTGCGCTGCGCCTGTTCGGTATTGCGATTCTTAATTTCTCCGATGAACTTATGCTGCAGCTCGATTGTCCGCTCATTAATGTCGTGCTCATGGACTATTGCACCCAATTGATCGCGTAGCTTAGCAGTCCGCTCCTTTAGCAAACCATTCATCTTAGTGAAGATGTTGATGTCCAAAAGATCTTCGATTACTTCGCGGCGATGCTGCGAAGGCAACTGCATAAATGGAATGAACGACGAAGATCCTAGCACTACGATCTGATGAAACGACTTGTGGTTGAGCTTGAGAATATTCTGTTCAAGAACTTTCTGATAATCTAGCGAATGTGATTCCTGATTGACGAGTGTGCCGTTTTGCCAAATCTCAAAGATTGATGGTTTAATACCGCGACGGACGCGAAACTCTACTTTACCCACGCGAAACTCTACTTCAACTTCGCAGGCTTTTGCATTGATCGAGTTAATCAGCTGCGGTTTATTAATCTCGCGGTGTGGCTTTCCAAATAGCGAAAAAGATAGTGCATCAAGCAATGTTGACTTGCCTGCACCATTAGGGCCGACGATCAGTGTAGATTCGCCAGATTCCAGATTGATTTCTGTGAAATTGTCACCGGTAGATAGAAAATTCTTCCACCTGATTCGCTTGAAATGAATTGCCATGTCTTATACGACTTCGAGATTCTGAGCCTCGGTGTACAGTTCTCGAAGCTTTGACTTAATCATATCTTTATTGAGCTCGGTGTCAACAGCATCTACATAAGAATCCATCAGCGTGGCGGTATCAGTGATAGCATCTACAGATTCAGCTGTTACATTTGCGCCGCTGAACTCATCGTAGTTTTCTGCGATCTTGATCTCAAATGGATCTTGCTTCTGAAGCCTGTCAATGAAGCGATCAAACTTGAAAAAGTCAGTCTTATTTACAACTACAACCTTGACGAACTTACCCTTAGCATAAGAAGGATCGATGCTGTCTGGATCTTGCTTCGCATCATCGTAAACATACTTACAGTAAATCTCGTGTGGATTGCGGATGGCAGTAAGCTCGCGAGTATTTGTATCAAAGACATGGAAGTATTTCCAGTCATTGACATCCGCCCACGTCATCTCGAACTGCGTGCCCAAATAGTGGATATTACCTTTGTTCGACTTCGTGTGGTAGTGACCAGACCAAACTTGCTCGAATCGGCTGAAAACTTTAGCATCCATTCCTCCATGTGAGGGCATGCCCTTCATCATATCGAATCCATCGAGCTCAAGATGCCCTCCAAGAATAGATGCATTGCAAGTCTCGATGAAGCGCATCGACTCAGTCTGATTCTCAGGATTGATCCAGGGCAGCAGCGCGATGTTGCAACCATCATAAGTCATCACCTTTGGCTGCATTACAATGTTGACGTTCTCAACAAAGTATCCAAGTAATTCTTTCAGCGAGCAAAGCTCATTTGTGTTCTTATAGACTACATCATGGTTACCCGGAATGATATCCATCGCCATTCCAAGTTCACGCATCGGCTCAAGGAAGGTCTTGCGATTATGATTCAGCGCCTTGAAGTTAATGTACTTGCGATGGTCATAGTAATCGCCCAGATGAATGATCTGCTTGATTCCATTCTTTTTGCAGTACGGAAAAAAGACATCGCTGTAAAACTTTGCGAAATAATCTAGGAATACATCCGATGCATTACGCGCACCAGCGTGGGTATCATTTAAGATAGCAATCTTCATCCAAAAAACAACTCAAGATTTTCTTTATGCTTCTTCTTGAATTCCTTGATCTTCTTATCAACTTCATTCTTACGATCAATTCGCTTCTTAAGCACGTTGACGAATCCTGCGTCCTGCATTACTGCACCGCCGAATTCATCCTCTGGATTAGACATAAAGTCCTCGATACCAGCATGCTCGATGTAGCGGAACTTAATGTCTTGCTGCTTCTTTTCTTTCATAATCCGGCGAATAAAAGCATAGTAACAAATTTGCGTGAAGTATGCAAATGCATTCGGATTACCAGTTCGAGTGGCAGCGTCGATATTGTAGTTCGTGATAGCCTTGATGCAGTTTTCAACAGCATCCATGACCATTTCTTCGCGATAGGTATAGCGAATGAAATTGGGTTTATGCGAAAGACCTTCAGCAATTCGCAGAAAGCAACGGCCGATATACTCGGTAATGCGCGGTACTTCCGTGCCATTCTTTAGTGCTTCTTTTGCAAGCTTAACGTAGTCAACAACTGCCTGAGAAAATTCTCTGTTGTTGACATAATGCTCGCTCTCACGCTTTGCTGCATGAGTGATCTTTGGCTTTGTTGGTTTAGCAGTAGTCATTACTGTCTTGTAGTCATAATGTTAGTATAATCCTCATCTCAATCATATCGCCCGCGGCGAGGATGTAAACAGAAAACGTGGTATTAGCTTATTTCTGAATCCTGTTTACAAGAGGCCCCAAAACTGTTATTTTGTATCTGGCTTAACGCCGAGGGAGGTAACATACATCAATTACGAGATGCATCGTCGCCCAAATTAAAATTGAGATCGTTCCAATCGAAATCTTTCTTATTGATTGGAGTTGTCGTTTCTTTGTTAGAATTACGCATATCCACCAAATCATTGTAGTCATTACCCACCGATGAGTTTGGAATTGTCGCAGACATAATATGATCTTTGCGAATCATATGGATACGAGACATCGATCCTAGAAACCAATCTGCATAATACGTAGAAGCTTTAATGCCATCACCCGATTTTTCGCTAATGGTATTAATGATGTACGGGTCTTTTATGATAAGATTCTTATCTGTATCTGAAATGACCTGACAAATAATTGTCTCGCGAGAAACAAGCTTAAGTATCACAGTCATATCATCACCGAACTTGGATTTACCTTCTTCGAATGTCATTATGTTAGTGGTACCTCGTGAATTTTGTAGTCAAATTTTTCTGCGCTGTATAGCTTAATTCTTTCGGCGGCGTGATCTAGAGTATAGTTTCTGCTTTTCTTCCAGTGTAAATCATCTGCGATGTCGAATACTTTAGTTGCTCGTCCGTCGTCTGATTTTCGTAGTCCTCTTCCGATTGATTGAAGTATTCTGATCTGCGATTTCGAAGGTGAAGCAAAAATGATGTTATGCAGGTTACGGATATTTATACCAGTGGAAAACGTGCCCATCGATGCTACGATGATAGCATCTTTCTCGTTTTCGGTAATTGCACGAATGCGCTCGCGCTCATCTGTTTCCACAGCGCCAGAGACAAAGAACAACTGACGAGTTCTGCGCGGAAGCTCGTTCAGCTTCTCATCGATCATTGCATACAGCGGCTTACCGTGTTTCTCCACGTAGTTATAGAGAATCAGCGTGTTGCCCGTCTGTGCGATAGCAAGATTGCGTATAAAACGATTACGCGCTTCGTGAGCTACAATAAAATCGATTTCTTGCTGATAATCGTATTTTTTAGCGGTTTGGCACTCGATATCTGAATACTTCAGCAGCAGCACATCGATGGATAATTGTGCCAGGGCATTAGAATCCATCAGCTCTTTTGTTGTCGTCACGCGATGCACTGGACCAAACAGACCTTCAAGAACAAGCTTGTGCGTCTGCGTGCCATCAAGAGTACCAGTCGTGCCGATGCGGTACTTGGCATCACGCAGCTTTTCCATGATCGAGCTGAGTGACTTAGCCTTGAAGGTGTGCGCCTCATCACCAATCACCATTCCGTACGGCTCAAACCACTCAGGCCGCATCTTGTAGATTGACTGCCATGTAGTAATGACTACACGAGAACGAATGTCCATCTTTTCTTTGCCAGAATAGATGCGGTGGCATTCGGCCTCGTTGTTCCATGACTCGTCGAGCGTGGAGTAGTCTTTGAAGTCAGTGAACATCTGCTCGACCAGCGATGTTGTCGGCACCACAAGCAGCACTTTCTTGTTCTGATTCTCCTCTAGAAAATAACGAATCAGCACATAGATGATCAGCGACTTACCAGATGCAGTGGGGCTGAGCAGCAGTGACCGATAATGTACCAGCGCGTAATGAATTGCCTCAAGCTGATAGTCGCGCGGCGTGATTGCTTTGCCATGAGCATACAGCTGCAGCGACTCTGCAAATGCAGTAACAGCATCCAGATCTAAGTACGCTTGCGAGTCTGGTCGGCCATAGTATGCATCATCCACATACTCAATCTCTGCGCCGCGCGTTTCTGCAAACTCATGAAGATACTCAAGCAAGCCACCGTACAATGTCTTGAGTCGCGTATCGAATAAGCGGATCTTACCATCCCAAAGCTTATTCTTGAAAGCGGGCATGAATTTGTAACCCGGGACAAAGAAAGTAAAGAAGTCAGATAGCTCATACGCTACTGATGGTTCACACTCGATCTGAATGTAAACCTCGTTCTTCTTTTTGACTTTGATTATCTCAGACACCAGAGGTAAACTTCTTCCACTCAATCATATTCTTGATCGTCTGATGACGCCACTTAACTGAATCAAGAATTTCTTGCAGTGTTTCTACCAATGTCTTGAAATAAACTACCTGCGCCTCTGATTTCTGCAATTCAGGATCAGAATTGAAGTAGTAGTCCATATCAGACTTCATAATCTTCAAACCATTGAATGGGTCGTAAGGCCAGCCATACTTCTCAATAGCTTCCTTGTCAAGTTTGCCGTTGAAGTGTAGCCACTTATCACGCAGCAAAATCTTCTGATCAAGCTCCAGCTTCTTAAGCTTAAGCTTTGTAGTCGATAGCAGTTCTAGATACTTAGCATGTAAACGCGCATTCTGCTTTGATGCGTCGTCTAGATTCATATCATCAATGACAGAATCCTTTTTCCACATTTCGTGGATTTCCTCAATGTTAATCATAATGTAGGTTGGACTGTAGAGTATCTATATTATTTCAAAAAGTAAAAATGTGAATACTGAAATGATGCGTCTGCCACGACGTATTCCACGTCAGTGTTTTGAGTATGAAAATCAATTGCTCCAATCGAGACAGGAAATGCTTCTACGAATCGAATCTGGCGAATCACGTTATTGCTACTCGTAAGAATATGCAGAGTAATATCGCACGTGCTTAACGTGCTTTCGCTTGCATTGTCCACCATCCAATTAAACAACTCAACGTAGTTCTCCATATTCTCAGTGACCATGTAGCGAATGTCCAAAGGAGAATAGATTACCTTTTCACCAGGATAAGAATTCTGCTTGTTTCGAAATGGTGAATTTGCTTCAGAAGCAGAAACTGATGGAATTGGAGATGAAATGCAAAAATACTCTGTGTTAGCAAATCGAGTAGAATCAATTGTCAGTCTAAATCCATTCGGCGACAATAGATTTTTATTTAGCGTGAGATTGTTCATATCGTTATTTATGGGCAAAAAAGAAGGCCCCCTTTCGGAGGCCTTCCTTTATAGTATCAACTAATCAGGTATTAGACAACGCCTGATTCGAGAAGGTCGGTGACCTTGAAGATACGGAAGTAACGGTTAGCACGATCGGTTCCGAGACCGTTATTTGATTGTGCTGCCGAGACATTGGCTTCAGCGAATGGGTTAGCAACCATGCCGTAGCGTGTCTTAAATCCGATACGTGGCTGGAAGTCGGATTGACCAACTGCGCGGACCATTGTCAGTGGGACATATGGAGCGTAGAAGAGTCCAGCGTCGTATGGGTTTGTTCCACGATATCCAACCGTGACGTAGTCATAGGTCGAAGAATATGGATCAATGTAAACCTTGGTGCGGCCATTGAGAACACCAGCGAAGGTGTTGCCAGTGTCGTCAACCTCGAGGTTTGTGCTCAGAGCAGGAGCATAATCCAGCACGCCGGCAGCGGCGAGTGCTGTTGCAACGTCAGATGAGCAGAGGATGAAGTTACCCTTGCCACGGCGTGTTGCCTTGGCGATTGCATTGGCTTCGCGCTCGATCTGAACAAGCAGACCCTTGAAACGCTCAACGTTCCAACGTCCATCGGAATCGGTTCTCAGAGAGAATGTTCCAGGAGTTGTGATGTTTGCGCTTGAGGCACCGAGGATAGCCTTAGCATTGATTGTGCGGATAACCTCACGGTTGATTTCAGCGAGGATTTCGGCCGACAGGATGTTGGCGAGCTCGGACTCAGCATCGAGACCGTGAACGGCCTTGAGGTCCTGAGCGAGTTCCATTGTGTATTCTGCCTTGAGGGCGCGTGACTTTGCTGTCACAGTTGCCTTCTCAATCGAGAATGCCATCTGATTGAATGATCCAGCACCGGATGCACCAGAGCCCAGACCTTCAGCAACGTTGGTGGCCATTGCGCGACCAATCGTTGTGCTGTCGAATGATGACGAGTCACCACCGTGTGTGCCTGTGCCGGAGAAATCGGTGTCAGCTTCGCCGAACAGAGCTTCTGGGCCGCCCTGCGAGTCGTATCTGCTCTTCATAGCGAAGATCAGGCCGGTAGGACCGCTCATTGGCTGAACGCCAGCGATATCATAAGCGATCAGGTTTGGCATCGAACGACGAACGAGGCTGATCAGGATTGGATCCCAGTTAGCCAGGCTTGTGTTTGGTTGTGTGCCAACTGCATTAGCTGCGGTCTCGGTGATGGCCTGGAAGCTTGATTGGGCGCGCTCTTCGCGGAGGGCCTTTTCTTGCTGCTCGAGGATGACTGCGGTAACTGCCTTGCGGTAGTTATCCTTGATGGAAGGCAGATCCTTGTGCTCAAGGATCGGTGCCCACTTCTTCTGTAGGTTTTCTGAATTGAACATTTTAGTTATTAACTCCTAACGTGTGTGTTTGTGCGCTAAAGTCTTATGCAGACTTCACTGTGCGCGAAATTGCTGCGGAGGCTGCTGCCATGAGCGGGCTGAGATCTTCAGTCGACTCATTGAGCGATGTCTCTACTGCGGTT